AACCAGATTACACATGAGCGACACCATCGAAACACCAACGCCAGAGCCTTCAATTCTGGCAAGTCAAGCCAATCCAGCGCCAGTCGATCCGACTCCAGCGCCACCGCCTACGCCGAGTCTTAACCCTCGGCCCGATTACATTCCCGCCAAGTTTTGGGATGAAGCCAAAGGTGAGCCAAAGCTCGATCAGCTCGGTGCTTCCTACATCTCACTTGAAAAAGCATTCAGCTCCAAGCGCGAAGTCAAAAAGCCTGGCGAAGGTGCTAAGCCGGAAGAAATCGCCGCTTATCAGTCCGAGCTTCGCAAGATCACAGGCGCTCCCGACAAGCCGGAAGGCTACGGCCTGAAAGCTCCCGACAATCTGCCGGAAGGTGTCGAGTGGAATGCTGAACTTGCAACGAAAGCCGCGACCATTGCTCACAAATACAGCGTGCCGCCTGAGGCATTGCAGGAGCTGATCGCGCTTAACAACGAGAACGTCGGCGGAATGATGGCTAAATCTGCCGAGGCTCAAAAGGCTCAGCGTGATGACATGATTGACGGATTGAATGCCGAGTGGAAAGACCAAGCTCCCAACAACTGGCAACGTGCAGCCCGTGGAGCTATTGCGCTTGGGATCGACATCAACACAAGCGAGCTGGCGAACAATGCCGAGTTCATCAAGGCCGCGCTGGCTGTCGATAAGCTCATTGGCGAGGATACGAAACTCATCGGCGCTGAATCTTCACAGGCTACCTATGAGGAGCGCATGGATAAATTACGCATCTCGGATGCTTACCAAGGCAAGCTTGGACCTGCTAAGCAAGAGGAAGCCGCGAGGCAAATGCAGCAGTTTTATCTCGCTAGCAGGGCTTAACGATTTCAAACGGCTTACCTCTGGCGAGGGTGCTCAGAGGGTTCGATTACCTCAAAGCCTTAATTTACCCGTCTTTCGAAAGGGAGGCGGGTTTTTCTGTGTTTTTATCACCGCCTTTGGTGTTTATGATACGCCCATGATGCGCTTGCTTTCATTTAATTTGTCAATCGTCAGGCCTGATTGTGAATCCTCCCACTCTCTGAATATTTTTGATAACGGCACGCCGCACGCATGGGCGTATCTGGTCAAAGTCAAAAGACCAGCATTATCAGCACCGCCACATTCAAGGCGGCACGTCACAGATCCATAAAGTCCTGATGCATTGAAGAACTCTTCAAGGGTCATGCCTGTGGTTTTTCTGTATTTCTTGAGATGCGCGGAAAAGCTGCCTTCTGGAGCTGACTTCTTGGCCTCCGCAAGCGCATCCTTTGCCTGAGCCAGCTGCTTCTTTGCTAATGCGATGATGTCTTTTTGCTTTTGGGTCATGACTCAATAAAGCCGATGGCGCAGGCGATTCAATGCATAATAGCAGCGCTTTAAAGTTTGATTCTTTTTTTTGAGAAAAAAGAACTTGCGTCGATTCTCATTTGTGAGAATCTGGAAACGTTGGCACCCGTAAGGACAATGCCAGACACGGCATAACGAGGCCTGCACCGCAGAGAACCTGGGACACCGAGAAGCATGAACTTCCACCGCCGATTCATCGAATTGGCAAATCCTCAATTCCTCCAATCTTCCGCCCATTATGGCTGACATCGACACATTTTATCCAACGGAGTTTCAAAAAAACTTCGACATGGCGCTCCAGCAAAGGGACGCCCGCCTCGCTACTGCTGTTACCCGTGCTGACTTCACTGGTAAAAAGAAGTGGTTCAATCTTGCAGCCGCTCGCGCATTCTCGAAGATCATCACCCGTAAAGGCGATACTCCAGATGGTGAGTTTGACGCTTCCAAGTATTGGATGACCCAAAACCCTTGGGAACTCGCTACCGTCTTCGATGAGTGGGACGATCATTTTCTTGGCTCCATCGTGCTGCCAACTTCGGACGCTGTGCAATCACATGCCACAGCGCTGAATCGCACGCAAGATGATGTCATCATCTCTGCTCTCGATGCCACTCGTTACATTGGCGAAGAAGGAACGACTGCTGACGCGTTCCCATCGTCTCAGTCTATCGCCTCCACCTACGCGGAAAGCGGCAGTGCAAGCTCTGGCCTGACAATCGCCAAGCTTCGCCGCGCCAAGTATCTCATGGATGTGGCCGAGGTGCCGCCTTCTGATCGTTACCTCGTTTACGGTGCTCAGCAGGTCAACGACCTTCTCCGCACTACTGAGCTAACAAGCATCGACTACAACACGGTCAAAGCTCTTGTTGACGGCCAGCCTGGATCATTCCTCGGCTTCAAGTTCATCGACTCCCAGCGCTTGCCAGTCGGCACCGTTGCAACCATCGCGGACGTTCGTTCTTGCTTTGCCTTCCACAAGTCGGCAATTAAGTTCTCCCTCCAAGGCGTTTCCACCAAAATGGACCCGCTTCCAACTCGCCGCCATGCTCTCCAAATTCGCTCCATCGCCATGATGGGCGCGGTTCGCACGGAGAACGCTAAGGTTGTTCGCATCTACGCCGACGAAACCCCATAACCTGAATTGAAAAGGGCGGTCTGAAAGCCGCCCTTTTCTCAACCTAAACTTCAAGACTCTACCTTTATGGCCGCACTTACTGACACCTCTCTTTTTACAGCGCAAGCTGCCGCTCTTCTCGATGGCTCCGAACGTCCTTCACGCACTAAAAGCGTGGGCGGCACTGTGAAGAAACTTCGCGCCACTTACACCACCACTGGATCAGAAGCTGGAAACGACACGTTCAACCTTTGCTACCTTCCTTTGGGCGCTTCAGTCTCGCGTGCTGGCTCCGCTGTAAGCTGTGTTGACCCTGGCACCACGCTGACGCTGGATATTGGCACTTCCGCTAATCCCGATGTTTTTGCTGATGGCATCGTGCTTTCCGCTGGTGGCACTGTTGGTTTTGGCTCTACGGTTGCTGGCACCGCTGGCGACTTGGCTTATACGACCACCACCGACAACACCGCAGTCATTGTGACTATTGCCTCCGCAAGCTCCGTCACTGCCTCCGTGGTCTTGTATTTCGAAATCGAATACATCGACTGGAACTAACCCTTAAAATTCAAGGGGCGGAGAGGGCTTGTAAACCTTCTCCGCCTTTTGCATATCCATCATGGCCGCCACCGCTACCGAAATCGCCTCACTTGCAATCTCCCATCTTGGCGGCACTGCGTTAACGTCATTAACCGCTGACGTTACTCAGCAGGCCAAGAGCGTCAGGAAATGGTATAATCCAGATGGTTCGCCCGCAGTTTATACCGCGCTGGATGAAGCTCTAACGGCCCACCCGTGGAACTTTGCCACCAAACGCAAGCACCAGACAGTCACATATCACACACTTACAGGCTCGGCAGTGACTGACGACGGCGGTTTAATTAGGATTACTCATGCCGGCCACGGCTACAGCACGGGAGATAGGGTTTACGTTAAAGACGTTGGAGGCGTCACCGCCGCCAATGGTCAATGGTATGTCACCGTTAATGGAAATCATTTCACGTTGGATGGCTCCGTCTTTGCTGGCACTTACACAAGTGGCACGGGTAAAGTCGTGGAAATCCCTCAATTTGCCTATTCCTTTGCGCACACTCCGCCGGCTGATTGCCTTCGCCCCTTGTCGATCAACGCAGACGGCGGACAAAATGAGGATGACGGCAACAGTTTTCTTTTTGAGGAGGGCCTGATTCTCTGTGAGTCGGAGACGATCAATTTAAAATACATCGCACGCGTTACCGATGTCACAAAATACCCGTCTGATTTTGTCACCGCGTTCTCTTACCTGCTTGCCTCATACATTGCTTCAGACACCTCGGGTGCCACTGGCAAGGCTACGGAAATGCGGCAGTTTTACGAGAAATTCATCGTTCCTCCAAAAAAGGCCCGCGATTCAAACACGGGCAACGGGCGAAGAATTCCACCGTTCGAGGATTCACATCTTATTGACGCACGTCGCGGAGGTCGTTTCTAATGGCACAATTCCAAACTATCAGGGCGGTTATGAATGGTGGGCTAATGACGCCAATCATGGATGGCCGCACGGACTCTGAGAAATACGGCACGGGGTTCCGTGTGCTCGAAAACTTCCTGCCTCGCTCGTATGGCGGCATATTCAAGCGTCCTGGAACTAGGTTCGGCACTTCCGGCTCTGACGTGACTGGATGCATTCGCACCATTGGCATCAAGCGTGCAGTCGGCACAAATTTCATTCTTGCGCTCCACATTAACAAGATCAACGTTTGGTCTTACGAGGGAACCACCTTTACGCTC